GATTCGAGAACTACCAGAGGCGCATGGCAAACCAGTAGAGGGTAGCCCGGTCCAACGGTCCGGGCTATTTCTTTGCCGTACCTATTGTGTTCCTAACCCCCGTACGATAAACTAAAAGTAACCAATAAAACAGCAACCAGAGGGAGATTGGTTCAGATGAAATCAACAAGAGCAGCGAAGCTGAACAGCTACCGCAGTCTCGTAGCGTTCTGGGCAGACGGCGGAGACTGGCCCGCATGGCCGACAGCCGCACAGTGTCACACCCAGTTCACGCACCGGTTCAACCGGGAAGCAGCAGTCAGCAGCCGGTGGTTCTGATGTTCCAGTCAGTAAACCAGGTGGCCCTCACCTCAGCCACGGAGATGCTCATCATGGGCGAACTGGAGCAGGAAGAGTGGGCTGACGTCCAGGAGTTCCTGAACGAGGACGTGATCGGCTGGTTCCAACCGGCCCTCGACCCCGTGTGCTGCGACCATGACGTGGACAGCATGGTCGAACATGTCATGTACTGCACGAAGTGCGGTCAGGTCAGGCAGGTGGAATTCCGGTGACCTACTACTACACCAGAGAAGGCCATATTCATCTCGGCTCCACCCGGACTTATCCTTTCACGAGCCGGGCCTTGGTAATCGACATGCGGAACATGGAGAGCACGTATGGCAGGGCGTCCGTCCTCCGCTTCATCCTTGGAATGGACAGGAGGACACAGTGACCGGCTACGAAACGTTCACTCGGGTTAACCTCATCCAAACCGGCAAGAACCGTGTTTATCACGTCAACCGCACCTCGGTCCCCCGCCTGGTCGAGGATATTGAGACGCTCCGTAACTTTTACGGTCCGGCCAGTATCCTCCCGTTCATTGTCGGTTACGACCGTGGACCGAAGGACCTCCCATGAACCGCGAGACAGCCATAGGGCGTGGCGAGTACTACCACCATTTCGGATGTACAGAGTGGTATTTCCATGCTGGCACCGTGTCCCGTCAGAACCTGTTGCCGTTCCTTGTCGGCTGGGACCGTCAGGCGGCGCGTAACAATGGATAGGGAACGGGCGCTGACGATGGGCAGTAACCGGAAACGTTGCCAGGATTCATGGCCGCACTGCAGTACTATGGAAACCTTTTACGACCGGAAATGGCTTCTCGTCTATATCGTCGGTTGGGGGCGGGCATGAACCGGATCGAAGTGATGGACTCCGGTCGATGGGCCGGGGTGCGGGATGTAACCCCGCAGCTTATGGGTGTCGAACGGGTATACGGTAAAGCAGCCGTGTTGTGGTACATGGTCGGATATGACAGGAGCAGATGATGGTGACCAGGGAATACGCGATCCTCATCGGGATACAGCAGGCAGAAGCCGGTGCCCCCAGCCAGTACGATCTGGTGGCTCCGCAATGGGGTAGGGTACATGTCCTTGAATACGTCCTTGGATATGACAGGGGGCGGCGGTGCACGTTGTGCGTCATGAACGCCTGGTAAGCATCGGGGAGCGCCACTTCCGAAACTATGAACCGATAACGCGTTACTCCACCAGTTCATTCACAGTCCTGGAGAACACTCAGGTATCCTGGCACGGTCAGGATTCACTGCTCCCGTGGCTTGTCGGCTGGGACCGGGCCTGTAGGCCATGTGCCGCCGAGGCTATGCAGCAGTTCGTATCGGCGGACACGATCACCGCCGCTCAGATGTCCCGGCTCGGGGACCAGTTGATGGGATTCGGTAATGCCACAGTATGACCATAGGGACGCCTACAGTCTTGGCCGCATGCACTGGGGTTTAGGGTACAACCCGATTCCCGAAGCGTCTCTGCTCCTCAACGTGCAGGGCATGGTGGGTAAATCCGGAATGCTTTCGTGGCTAAGGGGGTGGGACTCGTGCCGGTAAGTTACCCGGCTATTGATCGTGAAGCTGTGATCATGTATGTCAGGAGCTCGCGTTTGTTCCCGCACGGTTACGTGATGGGCCAGGTCCGCCGGGTTGATAAGCGGTTCTCCCTCATCGCGCAGCGTACCTGGGACTCCATGCTGCGGATCGAGCCCGTGCAGTACTCCCTCCCCGTGTACGTGCCCCATGCAGCAGACCAGCTGTATCGCTGGCACCCCCATAATGCATCCTGGATCAGCAGGCCGTTCTAGCATCTGAAAGCCCCGGCGTGGCGGTCGTCCGGGGCTTTCCTGCCGCGTTGGTACTCTCACAGTTGGGATAACAGTGAGGAGTCGCCGTGGCAGCCAAGGCGAAGGCGGAAGCGCCTAAGCAGTACCGTGTGCTGGTGGGTATGAACTACCCGCCCGATAACACGCGTGCGGAAGAGGGTGACGTGGTTGATAACCTGCCCCCGTATGCCGTCCAGAAGCTCCTCAACGCCATGCTGATTGAAGAGGTGGACTGATGACGTTCCGTGCCGGTAAGTTCTCCGCAGTGGCGATCAATAACATTGACGGGTCGCCGTTCCTGAACTCCGCTGACTGGTCCTCCATGCTGGGTACTGCGGAAACCACGCACCTGGGCTCCAGTCATAAGGAGTTCATTCCCGGTGTCGAGGACGGTACGTGCAACCTGTCCGGTATGTACGATTACGCGAACCACTCGAACCCCACAGCCGAAGCGGTGTCAGGCGATATCGTGCTGAACAACCTCATCGGGCTGGTGAATGACTTCCCGGTGACGCTCATGTTCGACGGCGGCTGGGCTTCGGGTCGGCGCGCACAGATTTTCATTGGCAAGGCGACCACCTATAACCCCGCCTCCCCGGTGGCCGGTGTGGTGAGTGCCAAGGTGACGATCCAGCAGAACGGTCGGCTCAACGACGCGTTCTGCCTGTCGGCTGCAGCCCCGCTGACGACCACGACCCCGTACATCGGATCATCGGTGGACGGTATTGCCGCAAGCCTCAACGGCGGGCTGGCAACGGTGCATGTCACCGCGAACACCTGGACGGGCACGACGAGCGTGAAAGTCCAGCATAGTACGGACAACTCGGTGTGGACTGACCTCCTCACGCAGGTCGTTCCCGCCGCAACGCAGGCAGGGTACATCCTGACGGCTGCGGGAACGATCAACCGGTACGTCCGTGCCAACATCACCCCTGCCGCCGGGTCGGGGTCAGTCAGTGTTGTCGTGGCATTCGCCCGAAACTAAGCAAGGAGTAAGACAATGACCACGTTCGTCCATGGCAAGTTCAGCGCACTGAGCATCGGTGATTCCACCGCTGCCCTGTATGACGTTTCGGCTATCTCCAACAGTGCGGACCTTTCCCGCACGGTGGCGACCGGCGAGACGACCCACTTCGCTTCTGTCGGCAAGGAGTTCATCGTCGGCCTGACGGACGGCCAGCTGTCTATGGGTGGCTCGTTCGACGCCACGATTGACGGCAAAATCTCTGCCGCGATTGACGCCATGGCTGCCGGGACTATCCAGAACATCCCGTACCAGTACAGCCCCGCCGGGACGGCGACCGGTAACCCGAAGTACACCGGTAACATGATCATCACGAACTACACCGTCTCTTCCCCGGTCGGCGGTGTAGTCACGGTGAAGCTCACAGGCCAGGTGACCGGAGCCCAGACGCGTGGGGTATTCTGAGCAATCTGTTTCATGCTATACCAAACCTAGAGAGAAGAGTGACCACAGTGTCCGATCAGTTTATTGAAGGAACCACCGACGACGCCTACGACTTCCGGGGCAACAGGAACCCGGAGTCCAAGGAGTGGGCCGACCGCGCTGAAGCGCTGATTGACGAGAATCCGCTCGGCCTGCCGCCGCAGGATCATGCCGCCCTGAAGGATGCCAGCCACAGGATCGCCGAGGCTGTCGTTGACCGTATCGCTCAGGCCAGGGAGCCTGCCTCTGAGAGCTCCGGATACAAGGGGCCTGGGGGTAACACCCGGAACGCTATCCGTGCCCGCATAGAGGCGCGTGTGCCCTACGTGGCTAAGCATGTCCATGTGGAGGAATGGGAATCCGACTTTGAGGTGCGGTCCATGACCCTGGGCGACAGGAACCAGATCATGGAAGCACTCATGCCGGAGCAGGGTGAGGCTAAGGTCAGTATCGCCACCATGTACCCGCAGATCGTGGCGGCGTCCGTGTTCGATGAGGAAGGTGAGCATGTCTTCACCGCCGACGACCAGGGCTGGCTGAACAGCCTCCCCGCGTCGATCATCGACAAGCTGGCGAAACCCGCACTTGAACTGTCCGGCTTCGCTGATGCGGCGGTGGACTCGGAAGCAAAAAAATCCGAAAGCGCGGAGACCTCCGACTAGCTTTCGTTATCGCGGAGCGGACAGGCCGGACGCTGCACGAACTGTATTACGGCGGTCCCGGAAGGGAACCGATGAGTGCGGCTGAGTTTACGCAGTGGACCGCGCTGGTGAGGGTTATCGAACCGGCTGAGGAAGAGGAACGGCAGAGGCAGCAGGAAGGCGGGTGAGGATGTGCCAGCAATGGTCGAGGTCCTTGCCCGCCTGTCCGGTAATTCAGCCGGTATGGTCGCCGCTTTCACCGAGGGTCAGGCGGCGGCTGAACGGTTCGCCTCCACATCCGAGGCCGCAGGTAAGAAGGTTGAGGCAACCAACTCAGCGACCATGGCGTCACTGCAGAAAATGGCGCTCGTCGGCGCGGCTGTTGCCGGTGCTGTCGCCCTCGTCGCCGTGGATATGGCCGCGCATTTTCAGAAGTCCACGGAGCTTCTGCAGACAGCCGGTGGCCTGACTGAGGCTAACCTTGCCAAGGCCCGCGACGGTATCCTGCAGATCAGCCAGGCAACAGGTGTCGCCGCCTCCGACCTGTCCGACGGTATGTACATCGTGTCCAAGGTGACTAAGGACGCCGGGGACGGTCTTATCATCCTGAAAGCCGCAGCACAGGGTGCCGTGGCTGAGGGGGTGAACATGTCCACCATGACGACGGCCCTCACGTCCATCATGACGACGTACAACCTGAAAGCGTCGGACGCGGTATCGACGGAGAACGCCCTTGTCGCCGCTGCTGGTGCGTCCAAGGCGACCATGCAGGACTTCGCCGGGGCACTGTCCACCGTCCTGCCTATCGCACAGTCAGCCGGGCTGTCCTTCGATCAGGTGTCCGGTGCTATCGCGACCATGACCCAGCACGGCACCAGCGCGGATGAGGCCACGCAGGAACTCCGCAACGGCATCCAGAACCTCATGGCCCCCAACGCGGTCGCCATTTCCATGATGAACCAGATGGGCATCAACTCCGTCGTTGTGGCGAAGAACCTTGGTAAGCAGGGCCTGACCGGAACCCTGGAAGGTTTGCGCGAAGCCGTTCTGAACCACATCCAAGGCGGGACGGTCCTGCTGCAGACGATGCGTCAGTCCACGACTGCTGCCGGTGACATGGGAACCATGCTCGGCCACATGACAGGCCCGCTGCAGGCCAACTCTAAGGCCCTCATGGACGGCCAGATGACGGTCAAGGATTACACGAAGTTCCTGAAAGGACTCGACGCAGCAGGGAACAGCCAGGGCCACCAGTTCGAGACGCTGGTGAAGAAGTCGCAGGGCTTCAACGACGCGATCAAGGCCGGTGGGCCTACCGCGATCACGTATCAGC